ACGCCGTTCGTGCCATCGTTGCCGATGCGGATGCCGCCAGTTGTCTGGGTGATGACCTTCATGCTTGCATCGGTGCGGTGAGTTGCCAATGCCACTACTGTTCCGACGCTTGCGTACTTCTCGTAGATGCCTGAGCCTGCGGAAGTCTCAATCCACACGCCTGGAAACGTGCTCGCATTGGTTGCGGTCGTTGGGCATGGAATAATCTGATTGCGCGCGCCGTTGGTTGTGCCAATTTCAAACCACGCCTCAGTAGAGGTCACGGCCCCGATTCGTGGAACCGTGATGGTAGCCACCGTGTCGCCACGACATTCAATCCAGCCCTGCACGTCTGGCCCTGAGCATGTGGCTGTAATGCCAGTGAGCGCACCTGCTGCAAAGTTCCCACCAGTCACGCCGCCGATCTTTATGAATCCAGTAGCGCCTATGGCAGCGCCTGGAACGATTGGCTCGGATAACCAGTTGGTCCAAGCGCCAAGGAACACGCCCGACACGCCGCCTTGGCTAATTGCTGCACCGAAGGCTGGCGAGTTGCCTGAGCCTGCAGTGTAGGCCACCACGCGCACGTAGGTTGGGTCAAAGTGCAGTGTCCCGCCAGTCCCTGAAAACGTGACAGTATCAAGTGAGCCGAATGCGGTGCTGTGGTTTGGACAGGCGTAGCTATCTGTTCGCACAACAAGGCGCGTTCGGTTGCTGATTGCGTAGGTGTCGAGAGTGGCATTGACCGAGCCGCCAGTCTTTGCGTCAAAGAACTCATCAACACCAGTAGAGCAGGTGAATGCGGTCATTAGTCGTCAACTTTCTTGCCAACAAACGATCCGTCGGCCTGCTTTTCAATGATAACCCTGCTTTGTTTGGGCTTGCTGGCCTCTTTCATGGACTCGGCCATGCTTGCAATAGCGTCGGTGATCTCTGACAGCGCGCCGATGGTGCCTTGGCTGATGTCTTTCATGGCTGCAACTGAAGCGGTGAGGGCTTGCGTCTCGGCTTGCTTGGCTGCTGCCGCCATTGGCATGTTCTGGGCCAGCCCGTCTTGCGGTGGCATGGCAACTGACTGCGGACGGCTGATTTGCTGCTGTGGCATGGCCATTGGCGGCTGTTGAGGTGGCTGTGCCTGCTGCTGTGCCTGCGGGAATGGCTGACTGCCCTGCATTGGCGGCAGTGACAGCGGAATGCTTACCTTTGGTGGAGCAAATCCAGCCTCTTGCAGCATGCCATCGGCCACGCGGGAGATGGTTGGCATGGTGATCACGGCCTGGGCTGCAATCATGGCCTTATCCATTGAGTCCACGTTCAGATTGGTGATGGCTGCTTTCTCTTTCTCTGCCAACACCATTGCGCGGAATGCTTCGGCCTGCTTCTTGAGCGTGTCGGACTTGGTGCCCTCCAGCTCTGCAATGGCCATTTCCTTTTGGAATGCCTGCTGCTCTTGTGCAGCCTGCATGGCCTGCATGTCTTCTGGCGTTGGCTCGGTCTGATCTGGGTCTTTCATGCCGCTGACTTGGCGAATGCGCTTGGCAATCTCGTCGCGGTTCGGCACGTCCATACACTCGACGGCCAGATCCAAGAGCATGATGCCCACGTTTGGCGGCATCTTTGCGATTACCTCCATCAGTTCGGATGCGGCTGCCTCGCGCATGGTGGTGCGCCACTCGGCTTCTGAGATTATGAAATCGGCCTTTGTCCTGGTGATGTCGTTCTCGGGCAAGCCGTCGTTCAGGTCGCGGAAAGCTGCGGTACCGCGCTCATTGGTGATGCGGAAGCTCTTTTGCTCGGTGCAGAACTGCTCTATCAGGCTCAATTGCAGTTCACCCTGCATCTGGGCTGCCAGGCGAAGGTTATCGAATGGCTTGTTTGTGGCGAGTGTGCCTTGGTCCTGCCGGCGCTGGATGGCCACGCCCGACGAAGCGTTGGTCTGTCGGCCTAGGTTCTCATCCGTGATGCCGCCTACCTGCTGAATCATCTGAATGCCACGCGACATTAAATCAAGGTGAGGTGCTGCAAGGTCGCGCTCGGCGTTGAGTATCAGTTCCTTGCCTGCGCGCTTCACAATGATGGCGTCAGGCCGGCTGACCTCTTCAGCGAAGTCGTCAAGGCTGGTGCCTTCTGGCAGTGCGCCCTCGTCCATGATCACCTTGTTGCTGCTCAAGATGTGCAGTGCCTTAGACGCGCGCTTGTTCACGTCGTCCTGAATGTCGCGGATGTTGCGGATGATGCCGTAGGGTAGGTTATCCCGGCCACGTCGATAGCACCAGATTGGCGTAAACCGGAACCGGTTGTGCCTGTACGGGCTTTCACCGTCCCAAAGCAGGTCTTTGACTGTCATGTGGGCCAGCCGGACACGCATCATCAGCTTTTCACTGACAACTGACTGTCCGCTTTCCAATGCCTCTTGGTGCCGCGGGTCTTGCATGTCCAGCATGTCACCCTTGAGCGCTCCACCACGTAGGCGCTTGACCTTCTGCGGCACGCGGTACTCGCACTCAATCAGACGCACGCGTTGGCGCTTGTGTGTGACCACCGACCGGGCCACGCCGAAGTTACTGCGGTCGAACTCTGCGAAGTCCATGGGCACGTCGCCGTCAGCCATGTCGATAGCGCCCTGAAGGCTTGCATCCACAATGGCGTCGTCAATCTGTGCCTCTCGGCCTGGGAATAGCGCCTTGGCCACGTCAACGTCCACCCACTTGGTGCGGAAGATGTAGCGGCCATCGCTCATGTCTAGTTCGGTGCTGGCGCTGTCGTGCAGGATGTTGCGCCACGATTCGTAGCGGCTATAGATGGGTTCGCCGTCGTCCTCGTCCTGCGCGCCGTCTTCCATCCAGCCAATGCCGACGGTTACAGCATCTTCAAACGCCCGGCTGCGCTGGAATGGCAGGCGGTTCACGTCTGACAGGTACTTCAGGTAGTCTGTCTTGAGTTCGGCCTGCTTGGTGTCTTCCTTGCCCCTTGGCAGGATCTTGAAGTCAGTGCGACCGCGCTTCTCAGAGCCGATGATCCAGTTAATGGATGTGGCTGTGACGTTGTAGACGATTGGAGCTTGGCCGCGGTCTTTGAGCGCCTTGGCCTCTTCCTCAGACCACTGGATGTTGTCCTTGTAGTCCTCGTCAATCGCCATTTGGTAGCGGTTCTCGCTCTGGCGGTCTAGCTCTTGGCGGTAAAACGATAGCAGCCGAGCATGAAGCTCTTGGCCTTTGAAGCTATCGAGCGCGTTTTCAGGTGGCAGTGCTCCCCCGGACGTTACAGCCTCCGGCAATCGGTCAATTGGCGTACTCTTGTTATTGACTCGCGTTAGGCTGTCATCATTCAGGTCGAACACAGGCTACCCCTCAAATTTGTTTCACTGGAACGTAGTCCAGGAACTGTACCGTCCGCTTTTTGCCGTCTCCGGTGTCAATGTAGGCCTCGCCAACCACTTCGGTGGACTGTGGATCGACGGGCATGCTGACAAGATCAGGCAGGTGCGAGTGTAATATATCCGCGATGCGGTGCGTGGTTGTCATGCTGTCCTCGAAGCCCAGCGCCTTGGCAATACCCTTGGCTGCGCGCACGCAGTATTTCGGGTCGTTGTAGCGGTAGGCTGCTGACAAGGCGATGATGCAGGGCTTGACGCTGTTTGGTGGCCGGTAGCGTGGCAGTAGCACTAGGCAAGGCTCGCTGTCTTCTTGGTCGCCGTTATAGGTCCATGTCCCGAACAGCACTAGGTCACCGAGCTCGCGCATAAAATGGTGGCGCGACAAATTTATTAGGGGCTTTTCGCCGTCGGTCATACGCTTTCTCCAAATGCGTCAATGCGCGCTCCAAGGATTTCGGAGTAGACCCGCATGGCACCACCCTGATTCCGCAATCTAGTTCTCTCTTCAGTCGGGAGGCCTTCAAACATCGCCGTTGAGTAGAAGGCAATTAGTTTGTTTAGCTTGTCGTCCAACTGAGCCTTTTCTGCTACCACGCGTTGCTGGTGTACTGGCATGCCAGATATGTCACCAATCGGCAGATACGCTTTTTCAAACTGTTCCTTTGGGCTCCAACTAATGTACCCGGCGTGGCGGCTATCGTTGCCCTTGCCGCCGTCGTGGTACTCGACCAGATAGCCCTCGTCGGCACCGTCCTCATTGGCAGGAAGTTCCCAGCCGCGGTACTCGTTGTACTCGGCACGGGTCATTGGCGTGGCGTCGATCATCTTGGTGCCGATGTAGGTTTTCACGATACTTCCCCCACCACCTGCAGGCGCGTCATGGTGGCCAGCTTATCTTTCAGTGCGTAGCCCATGAGTGGCCAAATCTTCTGCACGGCATTAGCACGGGCAATCTTGCGGCCAATCTCGGCGTCAAAGTTCTCAGGGCTGGCGCATGCGCTTTCGCCTGTGACTGTGAAGCCGTTGCGCAGGACTAGAACGCAAAAGGTCAGTAGGCCTAGGGATGGGTTCCAATGAGGCACATTGAAACCCGCTGCGTACGCGCCCATGTGACCATCGCTAGCAGTGAAATAGTGCTCGCTGGCGATGTTCGCCTCAATGTCCGCCGGCGTCACGCGCGGCGCGGTCAGTCCCTTGTCCTTGATTTCCTGCTCGATGGCTTGGTCGGTCATAGTGGTTCTCGTTTAGTTAATTAGTTCTTCGCGCTCTTGTTCTGTGAGCCCGTCAAGGTATTTCGCATTCTCAATGCCGTGTTTCACACCGCGCCAAAACGCAGCCTCTTCAAGATCGTCTCGCTTTTGGCAAAAAACACTCCATACAAAGTAATCCCAAAATTCAACTAGATTAAAGACCCATAGCTGAAATTTGACTTTTGATGTGTCATAGTAACTCTGCCCGATGGAGTTTAGTGCCCATTCAGGCTCACCAATCTGGAATACATTGCTGTATCCAAGCCTTTTTCCACCCCATACGTGCGAGAAATTGACTTTGATCATCGTGGTCCTGGTTTAGTTGTGGTGGTGCGATTTTAGTACCAGTGCGGGCAAATAGCTATCATGCCGTGCGCCAGCTTCGTGCCGCCTTGCGTTTGGGTATGGTCTGGGCTCCAGCGCTCAACATCTGGTCGCGCATTTGTCCGAAGCCTCGAAAACTGTCGGCCCCGTTGCTCGCCTTATCATGCCTAGGCTCATCCTTCCACATCCCGCGCTGCGCATCCCACTCTTTTCGGTACATATCGAGGTGCTTCAGCCCTTGCTTGCACTCAGTCTCGTCAAACCATGCGCTGCTGAAGGCGTTGCGGGTCATCTGGATGCCGGTCTGCACCCGGTCGATGCGGGGCACGATCTCTACATTGCGCAGGTTTAGCTTCTCCAGCATCTCCCTGGGCGTCCAGTTCTTCTCCATGCCCAGCCGCTTGGTGTCGCCGTCGTGCGGTAGGTAGTGGCGTCCCCACACGTAGCCATGCTTTTGCATCTCGGCCACGTAATGGTCAAAGCTCTCGCCGGTGTTCTCGTAGTAGCGGATGAACCGGTCCTGAGTTCCGATGCGCTGGTGAAACCAGATTGCCATTTCGTCGTTCAGGCCGATGTCCCACCATGTGTTGACGGGGATGGCCTTCTCCCATGGCACCGTCGTGATACGCCCCTGCTTGCGCGCGGTGGCCATCTCGTTGACGTAGTAGCAGCCCTCGGTTGATCGCTGAAATGCCTCTTCTGGCGTGCTTGGGTACTCCTGCCACATCCGCTCTGGGTTGCTGGCAAAGTCTGCGTCACGGGTCGCCACGTACCATGCGCGCTGCTCTGGCGTGATGTCATTGCCGGTCAGCGTCTCGACCTTGGTGAAATATTCCTCGTCCTTGCGTGTCATGATCACGCCGGTCGGGTCCATTGCGTACTCTGGCGCTCTCCACCATGGGAAGAAGTGGAAGCGGTAATCCCTGAACGTGAGCTCGCGCTTCTGGTGGTCCAGCGCCATCGCGCGCTGCGTCAGGTCGTAGAACTCTCCCTCTTGGCCCTCGGCGGTGCTCTCGATCACGATAATGCCGGACTTTGGCACTGCTGGTATCGAGCCGGTCATCACCTCGGCGGCTTTCTGAGGGTACTTGGCGCAGATTTTCCCGAATTCTGATATGTGCAGGCGGTGGATGGTGCCCGACCGCATGGATGTGGCCACGCGAATGCTGCTGTTGTTATGCGCAAATAGCAGCTCGCTGGCGTTGTCTGCGGCCAGTGGGCACAGTTCTTTCAGCTCAGGCGGCAGGTTGTCGTAGGCAAACTTCACCTTGTCGCGGAAGATGACTGCAGCGGCGTCCCTGTCCTGGGCGATGATGCCGCACCGGGAGTTGGGGTTGAACAAGGCGTGATCCAGCCATACCAAGCAAATCAGGGTGGTGAAGCCTAATTGACGGGCCTTCAAGATAACATTGCGATGGTGGAGTCTGGAAACAAAGCGCAACTGTGCCGCGTTTGGCTTGAACTGCACAACAAGGTCGTCCTGCCCTTCGTCGCCTTTAATGAGAATTTTGTAAAGGTGGCTCAATCTCCATAGCGGATCGCCCATGTTCTTCTCGAACTCGGCCATCGCTTTGGGGCTAAGTGCAGCATTCACTCCTTACCTTCCTTCACCACCGGCAACCCAGTGCCGGCAATTCGCTGTAACATGCTGGCCAGCGGGTTATCAGGCTGTACGCCGTGGTTCAGATCCAGCTTGTCGCCGTAAACCTTTGGTAGCACCTTGGATAGCATCCACTTGCGCGAGTCCACCCGCAAACGTGAGCGCGCTACAACTTCGGCGTTGGTCTTCTCTTGTCCAGAACTCGGGTCGATGTAGGTATCATTCGAGCCATCGTCCGAGATTTCTACGATTTCTTCAGCCCATCCAATGGCCCGGATTTGGATGGCTCTCGTGTATTGCGCAAAAAAACCTTCCTTGTCATCCAGCGCCCAACCCCTAATCGTTGCCTCTTCCGGCATGGCTGGGTCAGCACCTATTGAGCGCACTGATTCACCCTTGGCGATTCGCTTCACAATCTCTCTGGCAATCTCAGGCGTGTAGAGGCTTGGCCTGCCCCTTGGCCGCTTTACCGGTACTGCTTTCGTCTTACTCCCCTTGGGTGACTTCTTTGCAGGCGCTGGGGTTTTTGCGGCTGCAGGCTGTTTCTTGGTCATGTGATGCGTGCCAGATTAAATCATCGCGGTTGACATATTCGCCTCGATTGGCTGTCTACGGGTAAATACGCGGTGTCGATTCGTTATTGATGGTAACACCAGCGAACCGGGGAGGGAATAAATGGTCACTGGGTTTGGTGGAATGGCGCTGGCTATGGTTCTGTCGGATCGTGCCAATGGCGTTGTGCGCGTTTCGCGGGTGTGCCTGGTTTCTGTTCCCGTGTCTGTGCCTATTGGCTGGTCGGTACTGTCTGCGCCTTTGACCCTACGTGTGCGCGATTCAATCATCGTTGCGCTCGGCCTTCTTGGGCGGTCGGCGTGCGGCTCTCGTCCTGGTGGCGTGTGCCGGTCGGCGTCTGACGATGCAACGGAATACATGGTGTATGCGGTTGATGGATGAGGGAGCCTTGGTCCTGTCGGCGTTGCCCTCACGACTGCGGACTGCACACGTTCACGTAGTTGGTAGGCTTTACTACCATCTTACAGCTCGTGCTCACTCTCTCAGCTACGCCCGTTTGGGCAATCCGCATGCGTGATGAACCCGTCTCTCCGGGTGTCAAGTAGTTTTGCTGGCCTGCGCCCTACTTTGACGCACTGTGTTGTTCAATATTCCCAGCCAGCCCGGTACAAACCAGCGTTTCGCTATGCTGGAGCGTGATGGTCCTTGTACTTCGCACCATCACGGCTGCGGATTTCTATACAACATCAACACGGTTGACCCCGTGGTATCGCGTGTTGTCGGTAAATCCGCATGCGTGATGGCCCATCAAAATCAGGCCTACGCTGAATTGTAGCAGGAATTAAACCTACTGGAACTCTTTGTTGGCTACCAGGTACTTATCGCACCAGCGCCCAAAATTATGCCACCAGTCAATCATAGTGGCGCAAAGCCTGTAGACGCTTAACTTCATGCTCGCTCCTTGTAGGTGGTGAACCGCTTGGCGGTGCCTTCTGTCTCGATGCGTTGCCACACCGCGTCTTTCTCGGCTTCACTGAGGATTACCCAGTTGGCTACCTCCTGGATGGTGCGGCCACATCCTGAGCAGTGGGTTGGCGCATAGAGCGTGTCGCATACTGCAATGCAAGGACTGTCTGGGCGGGTCACTTGTCACCATCCAAATTCATGGCAGATAGCGCATATTGCAAACTTGGTACGATTGCATCGAACGTGGTTCGATCAAAGCAGCTTTTTAGCTCAATCGTTGCACCACCTTCATCAAACATGCTTACACGGGCAACAAACTCATTCGTTTCGTCGTCGTGAATCTCGAATACTGTGGGGGTTGCTGTGTAACTCATGCTGCACCTTTCATAGCTTCTTTGATTGCATCCTCAAAGCTGAAACCTAGGTAACCAGTTCCGGCGTGTGCAAAACCACTGACTATATCTGAGTTGTATCGTGATGGATTCCAGCTTATTGAGGCTGAGTTATCACGCAGCCACCGATACCGAAGTGCATCACGCTTCACATCGTCAGCAATGGCAGTGGCGGCGAGTTTTCCTTCTGCCCATCGAACTGCCACTTGCATAGTCTTGCTATCGCGTGGGCAATAGGGGTTACCTGTGCTGGAAATATCTTTGCGACCCTGCTCAATCTGCTCATCAGTCAAAGGCACCCGTACTGGCTGCGCCCTGTTAGCCTCTAACGCCTTCCACCATCCGGCGGCGTATGCCAGCTTTTCAGCGTCGGTCTTGCACTCGTGTGGCGGTACTGGCAGCGCGGCCTGTGGTAATGACTTGCGGTTGACCATTCCTTGACAGCCACACACAGACCAATCGCCACCACACAAACCGCATCGCCCATCATCTTGTCGCAAACTGTTGGTGTTATGACTCTTTGGTGCTAGTGCTTCCGTCAGTGCTGCGTGGAGGTTTTCCCGTGCTGCGTATTCTCCTAGTGCAATGCTTTGTCCGTAAGCGTCAGCTAGGACCATTAGTGTGTCGACTGTGTGGGTCATGCTGTATTTCTTTCATACGGTAGGCTGGATTCAAACGGTATCACCACGCGTTGCACATATTCCGGCACTGCTTGCGGCTCACTGCGCGTATCAACCACTGAGCCGTCTGGCTGTTCTTCGAG